TTCGACTACAAAACCGGCAAGTCTGCGAAGTATGCGGACAAGGGACAGCTTGAGTTGATGGCGCTAGCTACGTTTAAGCACTTCCCAGAAGTAAAGGTAGTAAAGAGTGGTCTGCTATTCGTGGTGTGTAACGCGTTTATCAAAGAGACGTACACTATTGAGAACGAGCCTGCCCTTTGGGAAAAGTGGTTAGGTGAATACGGTAAGCTAGAGAAAGCGTTTGAGGTAGATACTTGGAACGCAAAGCCAACAGGGCTTTGCCGCGCTTGGTGCGTGGTACTGGAATGCCCTCACAACGGTAAGAGGTAACGACATGCCGTACAAGAACCCTAAAGATAGACCGAAGCAAAAGAATAAGCCCGTCGATAGCCCTGAGTTTAAGGCTCGTATGGAACGCCAACGCGCTAGACGTAAGATGGATAAAGAAGGTAAGGACGAAAACAAGAACGGCAAAGCGGATAAGCGTGAAGGTAAAGACGTTAGCCACAAGAAAGCTCTAAGCAAAGGTGGTAGTAACAAAGATGGCGTAACAGTAGAAAGTCGCAGTAAGAACCGCGCTAGAAACTATAAAAAGAAAACAACCGAAAAGAAGTAACTACAGGCGAGAATGATGCAGATTATAGATAACAGGGGCTTGCTCCTGCGGCTTCGCAATCCTGCGAAGATTACAACAGCAATTCCAACAAGCAAGGCGGTGGGCGACCACGGAGTATTAGTTAAGTGGGGTGTAGATGAGGCGCGCGTACTTAGGAACCTAAACGTAAAGGATGTGCCCTCACCTATTATGGGTATGTACGACTGGCCCGGACGTTATAAACCTTTTGAGCATCAAAAAACTACCGCGTCTTTTATGACTATGAACCGCCGAGCCTTTTGTTTTAACGAGCAGGGTACAGGTAAAACAGCTTCTGCTATCTGGGCTGCCGATTTCTTAATGACACAGAAGCTAGTGAAACGTGTCTTGATTATATGCCCCTTGTCTATTATGGACTCGGCTTGGCGTGCTGACTTGTTTAACTTTGCTATGCATCGCACAGTGGATATCGCACATGGGGATAAAAAGAAACGTCGTGAGATAATCAACGGTGATGCTGAGTTCGTCATCATTAACTACGACGGTGTAGAGATAGTACGAGACGAAGTAGCTGAAGGCGGGTTTGATCTTATTATTGTAGACGAGGCAACCCACTACAAGAACGCACAGTCTAAAAGATGGAAGGTGCTAGCTAGTGTGTTAAAACCAGAGACATGGCTGTGGTTGATGACTGGTACTCCTGCCGCCCAGTCACCCGTGGATGCGTATGGGCTAGCCAAACTTGTTAATCCTAAAGAAGTGCCTAGGTTTTTCGGAGCGTTCCGCGAGTTGGTAATGCACAAGGTGACGCAGTTTAAGTGGGCACCGAAACCCAACGCTACCGATATCGTGTACAACGCGCTACAACCTGCAATACGTTTCACTAAAAAACAGTGCCTAGACTTGCCAGACATGACCTACGTTAAACGTGAGGTGTCATTAACCGCACAGCAGAAGAAATACTACGACCTCCTACGCAAACAAATGATGGCTATTGCGGACGGGGAACAGATAACTGCGGCTAACGCAGCGGTCAACATGAACAAGCTATTACAGATAGCATGTGGCGCGGTCTATACGGATACTGGCGAGACAATAGAGTTTGATGTTAAGAACCGATACAAAGTTCTACGTGAAGTAATAGACGAGTCGAGCCAGAAGGTACTTATCTTTGTGCCGTTCAAACACGTCATTGGTATCCTCAAAGAGAAACTGACTAAAGATGGTATAACAAATGCGGTTATAAACGGCGATGTGTCGGCGCAAAAGCGCACCGCTATCTTTAAAGAGTTCCAAGAAACTAACGACCCCCGAGTACTTATTATACAACCGCAAGCTGCTGCGCATGGCGTGACACTTACTGCGGCGAATACAATCGTATGGTGGGGACCAACCTCTTCGCTAGAAACCTATGCCCAAGCTAACGCACGCGTACACAGATCAGGTCAGAAGCACCCGTGTACAGTAGTTCAGTTAGAAGGCTCTACGGTAGAGAGACACATATATAAGATGCTAGACCAACGGATTAACGTACATACAAAAATGATAGATTTATATCAAGATATACTTGAACTATAAGCTAAACTGCACTATATTACATAAAACATAACTATAGATGGAGTATGATGACATGACAGACGCTGTTGTGACGGACCTTGACCGCCTCGTTTCGGTGTACGTAAAGATTCGAGACAAGAAGGCAGAGTTAGCTACTGAATTTACTGCCAGAGAAAAAGAGCTTAACGCTAAATTAGATACACTTAAGGCGGCGCTACTAGAACATTGCAAGGCTACTGGAACCGAATCTGTTAAGACCGCTTCTGGTACGTTCTGGCGCACCCAGAAGAAACGTTTCTGGACTAGCGATTGGGAAGCCATGAATAAGTTTATCGTAGAAAACGAAGTGGTAGACCTATTGGAGAAACGAATTAGCCAAGGTAATATGCGGCAGTTTCTTGAAGAGAATCCTGACTTACATCCCCCCGGATTAAACGCAGACAACGAGTACACCATAACCGTACGGAGAAAAAAATGACTGGCTTAGAAAATTATGTCCCCGTGGAAGAAGTTGCAGAGCATCTTTCTGTAAAGGTGAGCACGATTCGACAGTGGGTAAACAAGGGTTTGATACCAAAAAATACCTACATAAAAGTGGGCTACACCTACCGCTTTAGTATTCCGGCTGTAGTTGAAGCGTTAAAACAAGAAGCCCCCGAAGAAAGTTCTGGTCAAATTACAGAACAGTTAGAGCTAGCGTTCGACGAGGACGAAGACGTATGACCGGTGGCTCGAGTGACGTAGACCCCTTTGAAGCCTTACTTGCTGAGCTTAAGCCTGAAGTTGTTGCGCCTAAAGTTATTGAGCCTACGGCAGATGTTGCAGTTCTCGATCCAGAAGAAACGTCTACAATACTGCGTTTGAGTATTCGTGAAAATTCGTTTCGTGTGACAGGGGGTGCAACAGTAGAGCTAGGAGACGATCCGCTTAAAGTTGTTATCTTAAAAGCTGCGCCTTTATCGCGTATGTATTATTCAGAAGCTTATGCGGATGGGCAGAGTAAACCACCTACGTGTTGGTCTACGGATGCAGGAAGGGGCGTCCCTGCTATACAAGTGCCAATAGATAATAGACAGGCGTCTGCGTGCTTAAATTGCCCCCAAGATATTAGGGGTTCGGGTAACGGTTCTTCCAAAGCGTGTAGATATCAGCAACGTCTTGCTGTAATGCTAGCCGACAAAGATGGAGTTCTACAGCTTAACCAAGTTTGCCAATTATCTTTACCCGCAACAAGTGTGTTTGCTAAAGATAAGAAGAAGAAGGGACTACAGACGTACGCGAAGCTAATTCAAGAGCAAGGCGCGTTACTGTCCATGATCCTGACAGAATTAAGTTTCGATAAAGATAGCAGTACGCCTAAGCTGTGCTTTAGACCTTCCCGAGTGTTAACTGACGCCGAAACTGAAGTAGTGAAAGATGTACAGAAAGACCCCAAGACTAAAAGATTGATTACTTTTAGCCCAAAGCCCTACGCAGACGATGGCCCTAGCATGGACAACGTATTCAGTACTGTCAAAGGCGATGGGGTGTACGTAAGAAGTTTGTAGTAACCGTAGTACCTGAACCATAACTTAGCTTTTACCGGCTAATGCTATTTTAAAAACCTTAAAGAGAGTGCAGATATGTCTAAACCAACTTACATGTTAAACAATGTGGAAGCCCTTTACCCAAAGCTAGATCAGCCCTATCATTTTGATCGGCAGGGTGGGAAAAACAAACAGGGGGCAAGCGTTCCATGCTTGGCTACTGCCCAAGGAGCTACGTACCAAGTCAATTTTAAAATGACATCGGCTCAAGCTAAAGACCTTTTTACCGCTATGTCTGAGGCTTATGACGAAAGCAAAGAAGACTCATGGCCTGCGCTAACAATGCCCTTTACGAAGACTGACGACAAAATGTTTGTGGGTAAAGCTAAGTTACCTGCTTCGTTCGATGGCAGACCAACGAACCCACCTAAACATTACGACGCTAACAATACCCCGTTAGATAGCGAGTTCCAGCTTACTTCAGGCAGCACTGTAAACGTGTTTGTGGAATTAGTTTCTTATAACGGAAGTATGGGTAATGGTGTATCTTTACGCTTGCGTGCAATACAAGTTATAAAGTACAAAGAGTACTCTGCGGCTTCGCCCTTTGAAACTCAAGAAGGG